AAGTTTTATGGATTAACCAATTATCCATATGTGTTCATCAATGATGAATATCCTGGCCAGATTGATTATGATCCGGAAGTTATTTCAGTAGTGACTATCGATATCGAGGTTGCCAGTGATGATGGCTTTCCTGATATTAAATTGGCATCTAAACCGATTACTGCTATCTCTCTTAGAAAGAATGGTCGTAGCATCGTATTTGGTTGTGGCTATTATAAGCCAAAGTCAGATGATGTAATTTACGTCCTATGTAAAGATGAGAAAGATCTATTAGCTAAGTTTATTCTTATATGGAATCATCCTGACTGGGCACCAGATGTATTAACTGGATGGAATGTTGAATTCTTTGACGTTCCATATATTGTTAATCGTATTATTGGTCAACTTGGTGAGAAGGAAGCAAAGAAGCTTTCACCTTGGAAGTTTCTAGATGAAAAAGAAATCATAGTTCGTGATCAGAAGAATCAGGCATTCGTGCCGGCTGGTATCACCATCCTAGATTATATGCATCTTTATAAGAAGTTTTCGTTTACTAATCAAGAGTCTTATCGTCTAGACCATATCGCTAACATCGTTCTTGGTGAACGCAAACTCGATTATTCTGAATACGATAGTTTGCTAGATCTGTATAAGAAAGATTACGAGAAGTTTATCGATTATAATATCCATGACTGTGTGCTCGTTGATAGGCTTGAGGATAAACTTGGTTTCATTAAACAGGTGTTCGCGCTTGCCTATGATGCAAAGGTAAACTACAATGATACTCTAACCACTGTTAGGCCTTGGGATGTTATCATTCATAATTATCTATTAGATCAGAAGATTGTTATTCCACAACAAAAGATTGAAGATAACTATGATACACTTGTTGGTGGTTATGTTAAAGATCCACAGGTTGGCATGCATAAATGGGTTGTGTCCTTTGACTTGAACTCACTATATCCGCATCTTATTATGCAATACAACATTTCACCTGAAACTTTCATGGGTCGTAGATCAAGTTTTCCTTCCATCGATAATATTCTAAATGGTGATTTTCTAAATCAAGATCCATTGAATGCTGTTACTGCTAATGGTTGTTTGTATTCAAAAACAAAGCAAGGTTTTCTTCCTGCTCTAATGGAAAAGATGTATAACGATCGTGTTGTCTATAAAGATAAAATGATTGAAGCCAAGAAAAGGTTTAAAGAAACAAAAAACAAAGATGATGAAAAACTTATCTCACGTTATCACAATCTACAGCTCGCAAAAAAGATCCAGCTTAACTCTGCATATGGTGCTTTAGGTAATCAATATTTTCGATGGTTTAATTTTAATCATGCTGAGGCTATTACTACTTCTGGTCAGCTTTCTATTAAATGGATCGAACAAAAGATTAATGCATATTTCAATAAGTTACTCAAAACAGAGAATACAGATTATGTAATTGCCTCTGATACTGACTCTGTTTATGTTAATATGGGTCCACTCGTAGAAAAACTAGATATGACTGATGATCTTGAGATCGTTAAAGCTCTTGATGCTTTCTGCGAACAAAAGATACAACCATATATCAATAAATCATATCAGGAACTTGGTGATGTGATGTCTGCATATCAACAGAAAATGCAAATGAAACGAGAGAATATCTCTAATAAAGGAATCTGGAAAGCAAAGAAGATGTATATCCTCAATGTATGGAACAGCGAGGGTGTGCAATACGAAAAACCAGAACTTAAGATTATGGGTATTGAAGCAGTACGCTCATCTACTCCAGCATCATGCCGTGAGAATATTAAGAAAACACTAGATCTTATTATGAACAGCGACCAAAAAACTGTTCTTAGTTTCATTGAAGAATTCAGAGAGAAATTCTTTCAAATGGAATTTGAAGAGGTTGCTTTTCCTCGAGGCGTTAAACTTATATTCTTCCGTAAGAATGATAATGGTAATGCATTTCCTATGCATTATAAATTAGATCAGAAGTCTTTGACTATTCAAGTTAGAGCATCACTACTTTATAACAAGGTAATTAAAGATGCTGGTCTTGAAAAGAAGCATCAACCTATTACCAATGGTGATAAGATAAAGTTTGCATATCTTATTACACCTAATCCTATAACTCGACAGGAAAATGTCATAGCAACTAATTCTGCTATGCCTAAACAACTAGAAATTAATAAATATATTGATTATGAAAAGCAGTTTGATAAAGCTTTTCTTGATCCTATCAAGTCTATTCTTGATGTATTGCACTGGAAAGTAAATAACAAAAAAGTATCTACATTAGAGGATTGGTTCGTATGAAACTAAGCGATGATGATTTTGGTTTTAGTCTTGTATCTGAGTCAGAGTTAAAGGCTCATGAAGAACAACTAAAAAAAGTAGTAGAACAACAATCTAAGGCAGTAGAACAACAAACTGCCGAAGCTCAGGATAAATTGCATGGCCTTAGAAATATGATTATGCCATTGCTTTTGAATCTATCAAAAGATCCTAGTAAAGAATATATTCTTTGGCCTGATAGGGCTGCAAAAATTCAAACTTTTATTAAAAAAATTAACAGTTTCGTAGACGGATGATAAACTATCTGGCGCTAGTTGTAGCTTTAGCTCTTTCTGGTGTCTCAGGCTATTATTCTATAATAGGTCTCACTACTATATTTGCATCAGCATTTTGGCCAGTTGTTGTTATGGGATCTGTATTAGAGATTGGTAAATTAGTAACAGCATCATGGTTATATAGAAACTGGAAACAAACACCATTTTTAATTAAATCATATTTAAGTACAGCAGTTTTTATACTCATGTTTATAACAAGCATGGGTATATTTGGATTTCTTTCAAAAGCACATATAGATCAAACTATTAATTTAAACACAGGTGTAGCAGATCAGATACAAATATTAAAATCTAAAATTAGTTTTGAAAAACAAAGTATAGAAGATTTAGATAAACAAATTCAACAAATTGATTCTGCTTTAAATAAAATGACAGATCGTGGACAGGCAGCATCAGCACTTAAAGCTGCTGATCAACAGAGAAAGACGAGAGAATCACTCGTTAAAAGGAAAGACGATCATGTCAAAAATATATCCGCATATACAGAACAAAGAATTAGATTTGAATCAGAAATCAAAAAACTTGAAGCAGAGGTCGGGCCACTTAGATACATCGCTGAGCTTATATATGAAGTACAATCTGTTGATAATCTCGAAAGAAGTGTTAGGATGGTCATTCTTCTTCTTGTCTTTGTGTTTGATCCTCTCGCTATTGTATTATTAATAGCAGCAAATATTGGCATAACTAATCAAAAACGGTTTACAAAAGAACAAAATATTGGTATATTAGAGATTGATGATAAAGTTCTAGACAAATAGGAGTCGTTATGTTACTTAAAGATAGGTTGATTAAGAATAGCACTATTGATCTTACTTCTACATTGCTTGATAGTAAGATTTTTACAAAGAAAGATATGATTCCAACACCAGTTCCAATGATTAATGTTGCATTGTCTGGTTCTGTTGATGGTGGTATTACGCCAGGTCTAACGATGTTGGCTGGTCCATCTAAACATTTTAAAACTGGTTTTGCTCTATTGATGGCATCTTCCTTTCTAAGGAAGTACAAAGATGGCATTGTACTTTTCTATGATTCAGAGTTTGGTACACCTCAGTCATATTTTACCACCTTTAATATTCCTTTCGATTCTGTTGTGCATACACCTATTACTGATGTCGAAGAACTAAAGTTTGATATCATGTCTCAGATGAAAGAGCTTACTAGAGAAGATCGCGTGATGATTATCATTGACTCTATTGGTAATCTAGCCTCAAAGAAAGAAGTAGATGATGCACTCGATGGTAAATCGGTTGCAGATATGTCTCGTGCTAAACAACTTAAATCATTGTTTCGTATGATTACACCACATCTTTCATTGAAAGATATTCCGATGGTTGTAGTCAACCATACATACAAGGAAATTGGACTGTATCCTAAGGATATTGTTGGTGGTGGCACTGGATCTTATTATTCCTCTGATGCTATTTGGATTCTTGGTCGTCAGCAGGAAAAAGATGCAGATGGAATTAATGGTTATCATTTCGTAATTAACATTGAGAAGTCTCGTTATGTCAAAGAAAAGTCTAAAATTCCTATCACAGTTTCCTTTAATGGTGGCATTAACCGTTGGTCAGGGTTATTGGATGTTGCTCTTGATGGCGGTTATATTGTTAAGCCTAAAGCTGGTTGGTATGCTACCGTAGATAAGGAAACCGGTGAGGTTAGGCAGCCAAGTATGCGCGCTGGCGATATTGTTGACAATAAAGAATTCTGGACAAAGATGTTCCAAGATACTGACTTTGCCGAATATATTAAAAATACATATAAAATGGCTATGGGCTCTATCATGGAGAGTGAAGATGAAGATATTGCATGAATACATAGGTATTGATAATCATGTTAATAGGAAAGCAGAAGTAACGATTGATAAGAATGGTGATTATGGTGTAAGATATATCATTAATGATATAGTTGAGTATCGTATATTTCCAGATCA